ATGATTATTTAAACATTAAACATACGGTTTTAGGTGATTGGAGAAACTTTCCTTGGTTCTATACACCTCATGTTGCTACAGATGAAGATAATGACATTTATTTTGTACATACATTCCAAGAAAAAGAATTTGATTTAGAGTCTCCTTATCTACATAAATTACAACCTATATTAAAAAAATTAGAAATAGAAGATTTATGGAGAGTAAAAGGAAATCTTTTTCCTAATCAAAATAAATTTGTAGAACATCAACCACATGTTGATTATGATGAACCACATCAAGCAGCCATATATTATATAAATAGTAATAACGGATATACAAAACTTAATGATGGTACAAAAGTTGATAGTGTTGCAAATAGATTGTTGTTATTTGATGGTTCAAAACACCACTCTAGTACAAATTGTACAAATGATAAAGTAAGGGTAAATATAAATTTTAATTATATAAAGATATAAAATGGCAATAGAAGATAAAGTAAATGAAATTTTAGGTTTAGAACCTGCTAAAACTCCAGTTATAGAAGAAAAGGAGTTTAAAGCTCCCGTTGAAAGAACGGAAGAAAAAGACACAGATGTGGATAATGACCATAAGAATAGTAGAGAACATTATTATAATCTTATAGAAAAAGGTCAAGAAGCAATCGAAGGTATCTTAAATGTTGCCAAAGAGGGTCAACACCCTAGAGCTTATGAAGTAGCATTAGCTGGTATTAAAAATGTTGCTGATACAGTTGATAAATTACAAGACTTAAATAAAAAATTAAAAGACTTAAAAGAATTGCCAAAGACTGCCAATGCAAATATTAAAAACGCATTGTTTGTAGGGTCAACAGCAGAATTACAAAAGATGTTAAAAAAAGATGATGAAGTTATTGAAAGCAAAACAATCACACCCGAAGAAGCAGATATTTCAGATAAGTAAACTTGGTTATGTCAAAAATGGCATAATGTTACAAGACATACTTGACGGTAAAGAAATGTTAGATTGTGTTGAAATAGAACACGACACAAATCCAAATTACGATAAAGAGTATTTTGTTTTTAAAGGTAGTAGCCGTATAGAGGCGGCCGTTAAAATGGGATATACCCATATAGAAGGCATAATTATAAATGACTGACGCATATCTCGGAAATCCAAATCTTAAAAAAGTAAACACACCAGTTGAGTTTACAAAAGAGAACATCAAAGAATATAAGAAATGTGAAAAAGACCCTATTTATTTTATGGTCAACTATGTACAAGTAGTTTCACTAGATGAAGGCCTTGTTCCATTTAATATGTGGGACTTTCAAAAACATATCGTAAGGACAATACATGACAATCGTTTTACAATTTGTAAATTACCTCGTCAATCAGGTAAATCTACCACTACTATATCATATCTTTTACATTATGCCTTATTTAATCCTAACTCTAATATTGCTATTCTAGCAAACAAATCTTCTACTGCTAGAGATATATTAGGAAGACTTCAACTTGCATATGAAAATTTACCAAAATGGATGCAACAAGGAGTTATTAATTGGAACAAAGGTAACATAGAATTAGAAAATAAGTCCACTATTGTGGCGGCTGCAACATCTTCAAGTGCAATTCGAGGTGGTTCATTTAATATAATCTTCCTTGATGAGTTTGCTTTCGTACCTGCTAACATAGCAGAGATGTTTTTCAGCTCAGTTTATCCTACCATTTCATCTGGTAAAAAAACAAAGATGATAATTGTATCTACACCACATGGTATGAATATGTACTACAAGTTGTGGATAGACGCAATCAATAAACAAAATGATTATGTACCTATCGAAGTACATTGGTCAGAGGTACCTGGCAGAGATGAAAAGTGGAAAGAAACCACTATAAGAAATACCTCACCAGAGCAATTTCAACAAGAGTTTGAATGTGAATTTTTAGGAAGTGTAGATACTTTAATCTCACCAGCAAAAATTAAGGCGACCCCGTATATTCCAGCTTTAGAAAGTAAAAACGGATTACAAATGTTTAAGCGACCCGAAAAAGACCATTTGTATGTTACAACAGTTGATGTTGCTCGTGGTACAGGTAGAGATTACTCAGCCTTTGCAGTTTTAGATTGCACAAAGATACCTTATGAGGTTGTTGCAACTTATAAGAACAATGAAGTAAAACCACATATCTTTCCAAGTATTATAGAACAAGTATGTAAAGGATATAACAGAGCTCATATCTTAACCGAAGTTAATGATATTGGTCAACAAGTGGCAGAAATACTACAAATGGAATTAGAATATGATAATGTTTTAATGACAACACAAAGAGGTAGAGCTGGACAAATACTAGGTGCTATGTTTAGTGGTCGTGGTACATCTATGGGTGTTCGTATGACAAAACAGATTAAAGCTTTAGGTACCTCTAGTATTAAGACATTGATTGAAAGTGATAAAATGATAATAAACGACTTTCAGCTAATAGAGGAGATGTCAACATTTAGTAGGCGTGGTAACTCCTGGATGGCGGAGGAGGGTTGTAATGACGATTTAATGATGTGTCTAGTCATATTTGGGTGGTTAACAAATCAACAGTATTTTAAAGAATTATCGAATTCAAATATACGAAATCAACTCTATATCGAACAACAGGCTTTAATTGAACAAGATATGGCGCCATTTGGTTTTGTAGATGACGGAACACCAGATGAGTTAAAATCTGAGGTTGATGAATATGGTACGGTGTGGCATCCTGTCGTAAGAAAAGGACTGTAAATTGCAGGTCTTATAAATATCTGTAATGACAAAGTTTGAATATGGGCGTATGAATAATACGAAGTTTGAATATTTTAGTATGCAAAACAAGGTAATTAGCTAATTAAAGGAGAATAAACCTATGGCATTTCAAGTATCACCAGGTGTTCTCGTACAGGAAAGAGACCTAACTAGTATCATTCCTGCTGTTTCAACTTCTATCGGTGCAGTTGCTGGTCAATTCACAAAAGGACCGTTAGACGAAATAGTAAGTATTTCTAGTGAGCAAGAATTAGTAGAAACTTTTGGTAAACCTGATGTAAATAATTTCGAGTATTTTTTCAGCGCAGCCAACTTTTTACAATATTCTAACACTCTTAGAGTAGTACGAGCAAACCAAACATCACAAGTTAATGCTAGTACATCTGGAACAGGTGTATTAATCAAAAACACGGATGACTGGACAAATAACTATGCTTCAGGTGGCGCAGCCGGTAACGCAACATTTGTTGCTAGAGAAGCAGGAGCATATGGTAACACATTGCTTGTTGCAACTTGTCCTAACGCAGCCGCTTTTGAATCAACAACAACAACAGCTCAACAAGTTAACCAATCTGACTTAGCAGTCGGTGACACAACTGTAACTATGGACTCAGACGCTACAGCTTACTTAAATGTAGGTGATGTAGTTTCATTTTCAACTACAGCTGCAGGAACAGACTTTGATGACGGAGAACAATATAGACTGACAGCAGTAGCGGCAACTTCAATAACACTCGTTCAGCACCCTAGAGGTACTGGCGGATTAAAAAGAGTTGTAGCAGATGACTCAAGACTAAGAAGAAGATGGCGTTATTATGACGCTGTTGACGGTGCTCCAGGAACATCAACTTGGACCTCAGACAGAAGCGGTGCGAATGACGAAATTCATATCGTAGTCGTTGACGAAGACGGTTCAGTAGCAGGCGTTCCAGGTCAAATCTTAGAAACTTATAACAAAGTATCTAAAGCTTCAGACGCAAAAACTCCGCAAGGAGATGATAACTATTACGCAAATGTTATCTACACTAAATCACAATATATTTGGTGGACAAAACATCATGCTTCAGGTTCAAACTGGGGTACGGCGGCTTCTGGAGTAACATTTACAGCGGTAAATGTACCAACAAGTGAATCACTTTCAGGTGGTTCTGACGGTTCTGCCGTTACAACTGGTCAACTAAAAACAGCTTACGATAAATTTGCTGATAGTGAAACAGTTGATGTTGGTCTTATCATTGCTGGTAAGTGTGACGCAACTCATGTAGAAAACATGATTACAATTGCAGAGGCAAGAAAAGACTGTGTAGTTTTCGCTTCGCCAGAAAGAGCAGATGTAGTTAATGTAACTAACACGAATACACAAAAAGATAATGTAATTGACTTTTATAGTACAATTTCATCTTCTTCATATGTTGTATTCGATAGTGGTTACAAATACATGTACGACAGATACAATGATGTTTACAGATATGTACCACTTAACGGTGACATGGCAGGACTAACAGCTAGAACTGACCTTATTGCAGACAGTTGGTTTTCACCAGCAGGTTTCAATAGAGGTGTAGTTAGAGGCGCTGTTAAACTTGCATTTAATCCTACAAAAACACAAAGAGATGAGTTATATCCGAAAAGAATTAATCCAGTAGCTACCTTCCCAGGTCAAGGTACTGTATTATTTGGAGATAAAACTGGTCTTGCAAGTCCAAGTGCTTTTGATAGAATAAATGTTAGAAGACTGTTCATCACTTTAGAGAAGGCAATCGCTACTGCTTCTAAAT